GAATTCTCTGCGCTTCTTTTGCTTTCGGTGAATACAAAAACTCGTTCTTTCATTACCAAACTCCGAAATGCTCTTGGACTGCTTTCTTGCTTTTATCAATCGTACCTAAAACCATACCCTGATCAAAGGTAGTGTAAATGTGAGTAGTATCGGTCTTATCGATTGCAGTCAAACATTCGCGGACGATCAACTCGGCGAACTTTTCTAGATCCATACCGTCCAACACAGGTGGCTTAGGATCACCACCGTGAAGGTAAGTTTCGCAGTATGCGCCGGCGCGAGTGGCAAGTTCATAGATTCGTTCGTTCATATATGTTTTCCAAAAATACAGTAGATAGCGAATCTTTTCCATGTTTTAGGTTGAGTGTTACGCCAGGACACTTGATTGGGATTCTCTCTCCATGTCATACCATCTGGACCCCATTGCCAGTGATATGTTCCAAATCTAATATTGAACCAAAGATTACTCATCGTATTTCCTAGAATGCTTTCAAGATAATCATCTCAGCATTGAAACGACCATTAGGTGTCACGCTCACTGCCTTGATGTCCTTGAAGAATTTACGTGCCGCAGGCTTGCTACCCATAATTTCTTTGATTTGCTGTTCAGGCTTGCGTAGTGTTTTCACTTCGCTTTGCTTAGTGCAAAATCCAATAACAGTATTACCCTTGACACTCAGGCTCTTAGAATATTCATCTGCAACATAGTGATGCAGTTTACGCTTCTTAGTGTCATAGACCCAAGCCTCGCTACAGTTATGTAATTTAGTAGGGCTTACACTTACAAGGTCCAACTTATCAAGTTTGAACGTCTTGAGATACTTCAAATTACGTACAATCTTTTCGATCGGTACCGGCTTCTTAGCACGTGGCTTACGCCCATTCTTTTTGATATTGATGTAACTATTCAGTTCAGCAATAACCAATTCAATAGTGCTGATGATATTGCGAATTTGAATTTTACCATAATGAGCATATGCCTCGTTCAATTGCTCATCTTTACCACCCTGAAGTTCGAGGTACTCATCCAATTTGTTTTTCCAAGCATCAATCAAGATGTTGATATGTTGCGGAAGAATATTGTACTGACTAAGAATCGACACGACAGCGATATTGCTTTCCTTCTTAGCACCTTCACGCAAGTAGTCATCCCATTGTCCTTCAAGTTCGCCACCTGCCTCATGCGTTTTCTCACGCATGATTTCCTGAACATTAGGGCGATTGCTTGCTGGCTTCTCAACAGCAGTCTCAACAACCTGTGTAGTTTTGATCATACGATCAATTTCATTGTTTAGCTTTTGCGTATGCTCTTCGCTAACATAACCACGCATAAAACAACGTGCAAGATAACCATATGAAGTAATGACCTGATTATCATGCACTCGGCGAACCAACTTAGACTTTTCTAGATCGCCAGCCCATTCTAGATATTGGGCAATAAACTCTCGGCAATCCTTTTTGTCGTAGAAATGACCATACCAAGTCAATGCACTACCCAGTGTCCAATGACTACCTTCTGAGAAATTGGGTTCTGACCCAAAATACTTAGTATCAGGATCTCTAGGGTGCAGTTCCTTTACATCACCTGCTTTTGTAGATTTTGAGCGTACCATTTCAAACTCCAGTTTTACAATAGAATACTTATTATAGTACCTTCTTTACCATAAGTCAAGTCCTATTTATCCTGTTATTTTCACGATAAATACTTACATGCCCAAACTGTCGCTATATACACCTACTAAACAAAATGATTATAAGTTCTTCGATAAGACTATTTCGGAGCAACTGACTGTTGGCGGTACTGACTTGTATATACACAAGTACCTAGGACCCGACGCGAATTTACCTAGCAAAGACTATACCCAGCCACAGTATGATGTATTGCGACCAGAAAATATACAAGATTTATTATTTTTAGAAAACAGAGATAGAATTTACGATAAGAATATCTATCGTTTGCGTGGTCATTATAACGTTCAGAACCTAGATTTCGATCTAAGCCAATTCGGCTTATTCTTGAATAATGACATAATTTTCATAACCGTTCACTACAACGATATGATCGATATCGTTGGCAGAAAATTGATGGTGGGCGATGTTCTTGAACTACCGCACTTGCTTGATTACAATCCACTGAAAGAAACTATACCGGTCGCACTAAAACGTTTCTATCAGATAACAGACGCAAACTTTGCAAGTGAAGGATTCAGTCAAACTTGGTATCCACATCTATGGCGTATCAAGTGTGAACCTCTTGTTGATAGCCAAGAGTTCAGCAACATACTCAAAGAACCAATCAACCAAGACAATTATCTCGGAGATTGGGATAAAGATAAAGTTTATCCGCCAGGTTATGTAATCAGTTACGGCGATAAAAATTATATTAGTATAACAGAAGTACCTGCAGGCAAAGCACCACCTGATCCTGCATACTGGCAACTTGATCCTAATCAGAATCTCAAAGATATACTTGCAACATATAACAAGAATATTGAAATCAACAATGCACAACTTGAAGAAGCAAAACGCATTGTACCTAAAGCAGGTTACGACAACAGCAAACTTTATGTTGTACCTACGTATGGTGTTTATGAAAGTAATAACACTCCTAGTGGTAAACTAAATCAACCTGCCCCTCCTATCAATATAATCACTAGTTCAAAGGGTGCTCCTAGCACTACTGGAACTGTTGTATACATGCGCAATCCTAAATACAAATATGCTAGTCCAGTAATCAAAATTAGTAAAGAAGCATTGAAAAGTATATGGGACATGACGGCAGATGCAGATTTTACACGTTTAGATAAGCACTCACAAACAAATCTAGAAGTATCTGAATTAGCACCAAAAGTTTTAGCTGAAGGCTCTGGTACTAGAGCGATGGAAGGTGACAAAGTTTTAGTCGTGCAAAGCATGGGACCTATAACAGGTCCATACGGTACTGCTGATAACACATATGCTACTGCTGACCAAGATCCAACACAATCAGGATTCACAGGAACAGAACCATATGGTCCGAACACTATGGACTATCGTGCAGACTGCGATCCCGCATATCAATATATCAGTCGCGCAAGCCCAAGAAGTTTCGGTTATGAAACTGCATACTTATCCGGTGACGGTACTGCTCCTAACGGAGAACCTTCAGGTGCTGGTATAGCATTCCCACAAAATCCACAAGTAGGTGATTATTTCTTGCGCATAGATTATATGCCTCAGATATTATATCGCTGGGACGGACAGTTGTGGGTACGTATTTCAACTAACGTGAGAACAGATACAGGATTCACAGCCGACGATAAATCAGAGTTGTCAAGTTTCATAAACAATGATGCAGTGATATATAACAATAACACAGGCAATTTGATACCGTCTGCACAGCCATTGTCAAGTATTCTTGATATAGCACCAGATAATATTCCCCCATTACCATAAGAGTAACGCATGGCACAATTTTTTTACGACAATCAGATACGCAGATTCTTACTACAGTTCGCTAAGATATTTTCGAACTGGTACGTTACTAAAGGTAAAGACCCTAACGGCAACGATATACTTGTTCGTGTCCCAGTGATGTATGGTGATGCTAGCAGACAAGCAAGCACTATTATAGCAAACAACAGTGCTAGTAATCTGCCAAGCGCACCTTTGATATCTTACTATATCACCGGATTAGAATATGATCAACGTAGAACGCAAGAGCCTACGTTTGTTGACAGAATCAATGTTCGTCAAAGAGCATATAATAATGATACTTCGACATATGAGACTACTCAGGGGCAAGCATTTACTGTAGAACGCTTGATGCCTGTACCATATACATTACGTATGCAAGTTGATTTCTGGACTACAAATTATAATCAAAAATTAGAATTGATAGAACAATTAGGAACACTATTCAATCCTAGTTTAGAAATACAAAGCACAGATAACTTTGTTGACTGGACATCATTGACAGTAGTATATCAAGATGGATTGACATTCAGCAGTCGTAGCATACCTCAAGGCACAGGTAATCCTATCGACGTATTGAGCTGGAAGTTCTATATGCCTATATGGATCAGCACTAGCACTAAACTCAAGAAGATGGGCGTCATCAATAAGATTATTGCTAGTATCTATAAAGGTAAGGCATTGCAAGATATACAAGATGAAGATTTATTGTTAGGAACTAGACAAAAGATCACTCCATATGGATATAAGGTATTATTGATAGGAAATTCATTACAGTTATTACCTGCAAATGAAGCATTTTATCCACCTAATACTGATTTAGAAAATCCTCCCCCACCAAATACTAATTTATACTGGTCAAGTTTATTGAACGTATATGGAAAAGTGAAGCCGGGTATCAGTCAGATATGGTTGCAGAATCCATTCATGGAAGATGATATAGTAGGTACTATAGTTCCAGATCCTATAGACGATAGACTTTTGATCTATAATATCGACCCGGATACATTACCACAAAATACTTTGGATCCAGTAGACGCCGTAGTAAATCCTCAACTTAGCGGTCCTAATGCTGGATTGCCGGGACCAGTAAATGGGCGTAGATATCTTATTGTAGAAGATATAGGTAGTCCAGGCAACACTACTGCTGCTTGGGGAGGCTTAGTAGCAGATGCGAATGATATCATACAATTCAATTCAAGCACTATGTCATGGTTCATAGCATTTGATGCCAGCGAATCCACGACAGTTGAATATGTGACCAATCTAACTACAAATATCCAATATCGCTATGTACAGCAAGAAGGTCAATGGATGAAATCATATGAGGGTTGGTATGACCAGGGCGATTATAGTATTGTGATTTGATGCTGTATTTGCTATACTAGAAGCATCATGAAAAATACCTCGGCCGGAATATTTTTTTATTGCAATTCTACCAGCAGATTTCTATATCTGATGCGTAGCGATGCCAATTTTGCTTGGGGAGTTCCCGGCGGTAAGATTGAAGAGAATGAAACCTTGCTTGAAGGTTTGCAAAGAGAATGCATGGAAGAAATAAATTATTGGCCTATCGACCCAAAATTAGTTCCAATACAAAAGTTTGTCAATAATAGTTTCACATACCATACATTTTTTTGCGCAGTTGGTGATGAGTTTGTACCTGTGCTAAACGATGAGCATATTGGTTATGCTTGGGTAGGTATGAATCAACATCCCAAACCAATGCATCCGGGATTGTTCAGCACTGTCACTATTGATATTGTACGAGAAAAATTGAAATCTTTGACAGAAAATAAAAACGGGGCCTAAGCCCCGTTTTTACTGGTTGGTGTAAATTCAACCTATGCCTATAATCATCTTGAATGCTTCTACACCAGTAGCACCCAAAACTGCCGCCGCACCCATTAGCATCCATTTTATTTTTTCCATTCCGGAAATTTTTTCTGCTAATTCGTCATGTGACTTTTGATTATTCTCTTGAAATTCTTTGAGAATACTCTTAGTCTCATCCATGTTGCGGTCGAGGCAGTCATGCAAGTCTTTTACTTCGACTTTGAGATCATCAATCTTTTCATCCATGTTTCTGAACTGGACTTGTAAGACTGCGATCTCAGTCTCGGCTTGTTCTACACGTTTTGACGCACTTGCACTAGCCATGATTATTATGCCTTATTGATACTTACTAACGGATAAGGCATACCAGCGGCTGCGTTTGCTGCGGCTGCTGAATTGAATGTGCCGAATGCCGGTGCACTATTGTTGATGTTTGCAGTGTCATTTGGCAATGCTGTCTGGCCAGATGTTGCTGTAAATAGTTCAACAGTATGATCACTCAATGATTGTACCAATGTAGTTGCTGCGTTAGCATATGTAGCAATGATTGACATTGTATTTGGTAACAATGCGGCATTCGCTATGTTTGCTGTGTAGCAAGGACCAACTAAACCTGATGTAGTACCTTTTACAAGATATTTTTGCTTACCCTTCTGACGAACGATATAACCTGCTTCGCTATCTGCATAAACGAAACCTATATCTGTATAATCTTCAGTTGCAGCACTATCTAATTCTAGTTCAGTGTCATTAGTGATTGAGTCAACGAAACCAATCAAATCACCGTCAGTAGTTGTTAATACTGACCCGGCTGATAATTCAGTTGTGAATACAGTGCCTGTGCCTGTAACAGTAGTGTTACCATTTTCTACAACTAGTGTGCCTGTGCCGGCTTGACCAATTGCAACTTGGCAAAGAACTTGATAACCGTAGATTGCTGTGTTACCACCAACTACTGAGTAAGTGTTTGCGTTTGTTGCTGGATAGCCTGCGCCACCATTTGGATTGTTGAAATATGCATCAACGACACCAACTGATAGTGCTACAGTTACAGGACCTGCAGTACCTAAGTTGAACTTAGTGTATGTTGGGTTTGCTGATAACTGTGTTTCTGATACAGTGAATGTACTGTTATTGCCTGCATTCAATACTTCTAGAATCCAGTATGTTGTACCGGCTACTAGATTACCTACGTTACTTGCAGGTATGAAAGGCATACCAGCAATGATACCTAGAGTAGTAAAGTTTGCGTTTGTTGTTACTACTTCTGTAGTACCATTTGTTGCAGTCAAAGTAATAACTGCTTGTGCTTTTGCGATTTTTAGTGGACGACCCATTTGTTTTCTCCTTGTGAATGCGGGTTCTAGCCGCTACGCAGTGGGGACTGCATAAACTCTCACCATGAGAGTATATGTTATATTTATCAAAAACTACTATTTTTTTGCGTGAAGATTTATGGAGCCCAGGGTCTGCCTTCAATCAAGCCTGTAGGGTGTGGATTTGGAGTTGAAACGTTGCCTATATATTGACTAGGTAATTCTGTGATATCATAAACATCCCAAGGATTACCTTCTTGTGTTCTGTTCAATGCTGCTAAATCTAATTTTGCTAATTGTCTATCTTGTAATGTAGGTAGATAAGCGATCACATTTCCAATCTGTAATGACGATCCATTCACTATACCATTGCTAGCGAGTGTGCTACCATCAACTAATTCTTCTCCGTCAAATGCTAACACATACCAACTTGAATCAACTCCTGTAGTACTATCGATTGTTGATTTTAGTGTGGCTACAGTAATGCCATCACTCACAGTATAACTGTCATATTGTGCGGCGTTGAGTAAACTTTGAACTGAGATAGTGATTGTTGCCATTACATTCTTCCAACCATTACTTCAATCACACCTTCTTCTTCTGTAAACTTATTTTCAATTGCTTTACCAATAACAGTGCCTATAGTTGGTGTCAAAATACTTGCTCTTGCACAACCCCTGCCGTCACTTACTAACATATCACCTTTGCTTACTGTGCCTTTTACTTTTACTTTGACGCGACCTATTAGTGCTAATATTACTGGGAATTCTGCTCGTATGTCACCATTCATGACGTATGCAGGATCACTACTTACTACACCTGCAATTTTATTACTTTCTGGACCAGCAAGTGTGACTTCTTTTTCTCCGCCAAATTCTAATACCGTACCTGGTGTATAAGCTTTATCAGCAGAGTAGTATTCTGCAAGGTCAGCATATGTTGATTGTAATTTACTTCCTGATGATAATGTCCAATTACCAGTGATCGTACCTGCTGTACCAACTGCACCTGTAGTTATTGATGTAGTTACTGTTGGACCACTAACATTTAAATTTGCAAAATTTGCGTTGGTTGCAATTAGATTACCTATATTTGCTGTACCTGAAACTGATATATTTCCATTCAATATAACATTACTAGTTGTAAAATCATATTTGAAGTTTGCGCTACCTTCAATTAGATTATTATAATTATATTGGATAGAGTATAAAGTACCGCCTGCGTTAGCACTACCTTCACTACCACCGACAGTGCTTACTATTTTACCACCGGATGTATAAGCAGGGTATGCGCTAGTGTTTACTGGATTATCTAATGTGATATCTGAATATAAAGCAAAACTGTTATTAGTCAAATTGCCTATAAAATAAGATTGACCATTTAGATTGGTCATTCCACCTACGCCAGTGATAGTTACTTCTGCACCATTTACTAAGAAGATATCTTCTGTGCAAGTAACAACGCCGGGGCTGGCATTTGTAATATCATCGATGTAAGCAACTATAGTTGATTTTGGAGTCCAGCTTATATTGCCAGTTCCATCTGTGGTTAGGACATAATCGATGCCGCCACCTGAAATCTTTAGATTAGCAGCACTTCCTAGATCAATAAGACCTCCTACATTACCGCCGCGGTTGGTCCAATTGCTGCCGTCATATGCCAATACCTGACCATTAGCAACAAACGCTGTTATGTCTAAATTTCCAACTGCACCGTCAATCTGATCAAAAGCGATGTCGCTATATGCAGTTAGGACTTCGACGTTTTCGGTATTTCCAGTGGTCTTACCGATAAAAAGTCTTTTTTCATCGGATGCGAATCCGAATTCTGCTTCGTCAAGTTGTGGAAGATCGACTAAATCGCCTGAGCGTTGTTGGATTTTGGAAATCTGTATAATAGACATAGTTGTACATTTACCAAGTAGTACAACTATTTATGCTATTATGTCATAAGAATTGCGTATAATATTCTTCCAATCTTTTATACCACTTTTCGATATAAAAGTCGAATTCTTTATTTTCGATAATAAACTGCTGATATTTCAGATCAGCACTACACATGAAAATAACGCCTTTGCGTATCTTAGTACCGTATACTTCATTGTGCGCATTAGCATAGGCTGCTAACTGTATGAAATAATCTTCGATCCACTCACGCTTCTTAGGCTTATTTGTCTGCTTGTGGTCCATGATACATTCTACGTTCTCATGAACACCCACTAGGTCCGTAGTTCCTGCATAGACTTCAGGGAAGTATAGACTAACTTCAGTACCCCAAAACTCCTGACATTTATTCAAACCATTTTCTATGATTTGTTGTGCCATAGAATGACTTTGCTTGCTGTAGGGATTACTACCGGGTTCACCTGCAACACCAGTCTTGACATGGTTCTCTAACCACTTGTGCATACGAGTGCCGCGACCCGCTGCCTCAGTAGTAATTTCTTTTGCTTTTTCTTCGCCTACACGTTTACGCCATTCACGTAATGCTTGCTTAGCCTCTTCTGGCTTAGTAGCATCTAGTATTGTAGTGACACTTGGAACTGCAAATCCATCTGGGGTCATATATTTTCTTGACCCATCGATAGTTTGTTTTTTTAGTTCAGCGTAGGGATATTTGTTAGGTAAATAAATCAAATTGTAAAGCTCTCACCGCAACCACAACGTGCTGTTTCTTTGGGATTGATGAATTCAAATTTTTCATTCATACCCTGCTTTATATAATCTACAGTTAGACCATCTAGATATTCTTCTGCACCTTCTTTTACAAAGACGGTGAATCCATCAAAGTGTTTGCGAAAACCAGTTATAGAATTGTCGGCAAACTCAAGGGTATAGGCATATCCAGAACAGCCTGTTTTCTTCACGCCTAAGATGATCCCTATACCTTTGCCGCGCTGTTCTAGTTGTTCTTTGAATCTTGTTTTTGCGCTATCCGTTAGATTTATAAGCATTTAGTTATTATACAAAAATAATAAAAATAAATCAAATATTTCGGTTATTTGCTCTGTGCATGTTTTGCCATTTTAGCAACAACGTCTTTTGATTGTTCGGGAGGGGGAGCCTCAACTGGCTCTTGTTGTTGCGGCAAACCTTTGAATATTACTTCTTTACCTTTTATGTTACTAATAACATTTTTCAAAGGTTTTTGTTGAATCATGTTGTATAGATCATTGGGACTTAGTACAACATCATATTCACGAAAATACTTCAATAACGTATCAATGTCCCAGTTACTGGTAATTTTACCAGACTCTAATGCAGATCGCAACTGGTCGGTTACTGTAATAATTTTTACTAATTGCTCTTGATCGGTAAGTTCAAAGAGGTACATAGATATTACCTCTTTTCGCGGCCTACTCCACCTGTTGGTTCTACGTCTGGTTCTTCGCTAGG